CGTTGTCGTGTATTATTACAGGAATTCTTTTTTCATTGCCATTTTCATCTATACACAGCAATTTATTTTCATCGAACAATTTATTTATAAACTTACGTTGGTCTTTTGTAGGAATATATTTCACTACTTTATTTTCACCAATACTTATAGTGATTTTGTTCTTTCTATCTAAAAATATTTGTATCATGTTTAGCGTTCGATTATATAATAGTATAGTTGGAACTGGTGAGGTCTATGAGATTGAGCTTTATTTAGTTTATCCAGCTCTTTTTTAGCATCATCTTTATCGTGGAAGGTCTGTCTTACAGCGCTTCCCCATCTATTTTCCTTCATTAGGTAATATGTTTTACTTGTCATGTTTACTCCGTTGTTATGTGTTTTAGTTGTGTGGGTTAATATCAGTTGTAAAAAAAGGGTGACATCATAAAGACATCACCCTTTGTATGTGGTTAGGGTTATACTACACTACCATCATCTAATTTAGTACCTTTTTTAAGTGTAGTTTTCATTTTAGGTTTACCATTGACCATAACAAACTCCCTAAAGAAGGGATTTTGTATTTTATACAGTTTACCAGAAATACCTACAAAACATCCATTACTATCAGTACTTTTACCGATAAGGTTAATTATGTCTTGTTTGGTTTTTTTCATGGTGTCACTATAGTCCTCACCATTACTTCCAAAACCTTCAGATTTTGGAGGTCTTTTACCAAATGATGACAACATCTCAACCTTCGATTTGATTAGAGTAACATCAAACGATTTAGTTTTAACGTTGTAACATTCAAACAAGTACATTTTCCATTGTTCACCACCTACATTAACCAATGAGGTGTTGTGTATGGTTGAAGTGTACCAATCTGACGTTGTTACTTCAGTTGGTAGTGTTGGGAGAGTGTTGAGTGTCAATGGTTCACGTACAACAACTGGTGTTGTTGGTTTAGTGGTCTGTTTTGACATGATAGTCTCCTTATTCATGGGAAGAATATACGAAATAATATGATACGATAGGGAAATAAAACAAACAATATTAAATGAATGTAGTTTAGATTTATTTATTCCCTACATTATAATACAATAGTCTTTATACTCATAATATATATTATGTATAACTAATTTCAACCAAAAATCCTAACTTCGGAAATAGAACGACAGGGGTAGGGGGCGGGGTAAAAGACTAACCCACATTGTACAGCAATTTTCCCATTTTCCACACAAATTTCATTCTTCTCTTTATAGCTTGCTAATATTTATTATATACTTTAGCATATTATATATATATATAGCAATATTGCTATAATATATATATTATAGCTAAGGCTAAAAAGAAATAAAATCTTTTTGCTTGTATATGATAAGAAATAGTGATTATATTCCCCCTATAACAAAAACGGAGATTAGTATCATGGCAAAAGCAAAAAAGACAACAAGAAAAGCAAGAAAAAAGCTAAGTCCTGTAATGAAAGCCTTGGCAAAGCCTGTAAAATTGCCATTTAAATTTTTGAAGTGGTAAAGGATAGTAAGATACGTACTGCTATGAAACATTGTGCTAATTGGGATAGTGGTGATTGCCTTGGTTGCATGATGGGTAGTAGTAATAAAGTGCTTATTTTTCGTATATTGAGTAAATTTGCTAATAAACCTTGCCAAGTTGATGAAAAATGTGATTATTTTAATAATATTGTAGTGCCGGGAATTAGTAATGGGATTTGAATACCTTGATTTGGTTGATACAGTTGATAGATTGCATGAATTATGTGAAAAATTGAATATTAAAAAAGTTATCAAAGGTGATGCTAAACAAATAGAGATTGTAGTTGAAATAAAAGAGAGAATAGAAGCAATGGAAATAGAAAGAGTGTCTGCTGTAGACTTAGGAATCATACCATATGAAGCCTAAACCTAAAAAAGAGCATAGAAGGGCTGTTGTTATACCAGATGTACACTTTCCCTTACAGGATGATGCTGCTATTAATGTAGTTCTAAAGGCCATAAAGATGGTAAAGCCTAATATCTTTGTTTGCCTTGGTGATTTAGGAGAATGGAAGAGTATATCACCTTGGCGGTACAAACGTAGAAAAAGGCCTCCTCTGGAATATACTATAGAAGACTTAGAAGTTGAAGCTGCTAAGGTTAATGCTGGATTGGATTTGTTTGATAATGCCTTAAAAAGCGTTGGCTGTACAGATAAACATATGATTGAAGGTAATCATGATGATTGGCTCAATTCATTCGTAGAAGAATTTCCATATCTGTCACAATACAAGTTTAAAAACATCATGTCTCTTAAAGACAGGGGATATAGGTACTATCCCTATGGACATTTGATGCAGATTGGCAAACTATTCTTCTATCATGGTGGCCACTACACTACAGTTAATCACACAAGGCAGCACGTAATGAACCTTGGCAAGAATATTATTTATGGTCATACACACGATGTACAACGGCAGGGAGTTACTCATGTAGATGGAGCTCATCATGCTTGGACTCTTGGTTGCCTAAAGGATATGTCTAAAGAAAAGAATGCTTGGCTAAGAGGTAGACATACTAACTGGTGCCATGCTTTTGGCATTATTGATTGGTTTGATGATAATAATTTTAGAATTGATGTAATTGACATACATAAGGGAAAAACATACGTATGGGGCAAACTAGTAGATGGAAATGTATAGCGTCCGGAGGGATGGCAAGGGCTATCAAGTAATTTAGGTTGGGAGTGGCGCTATGCATTCTAAGCTGGTAAAAAGACAGTTAGAGTACTTATATGATAATAAAGATGAATTTTATGATAATCAGGATGCAGAACTCGTTGATGATTGGCGTGAATCATCTACTGGAGATTGGATACTTACAGATGATGGACAAGTATGTAAAATATTGTATCGTGGAACCTTTAGTAATGGCAATGAGTATGTACGTACCATTCTTGGTTCCTATCCTGTACGAGATGCAATTCAAATTACTGGTAAAATAGCTGATGATATTTATAGATTTACTAAATATACAACACATAGAAAACAAAGAATAGATGAGAAAAAACCTAATAGTCGTGAAATTGTGTTTGCAAAGTATGTTGCTAACGGAATGCCTCCAGAACAGGCATATCTTAGATTATATAAAACTAATGACCCACAATATTCAAAAAATGCATCAACGGCTTTATTAAAAACTACAAGGGTAAAGAAATTGATTACTGAAGAAACTAAAAAAATGCTTGGCGAAGTTGGTATTGATGAAGAATATCTTTTATCAAGAACTAAAGATATTATTGATAATTATGATGCCCGTGATTCTGATAAACTCAGAGCTCTTGAAATGATGATGAAAATAGCTGGTATGTTTCCAAATGATAAGAAAACTGAATCACTTACTGTATTTCAAGGATTTAGTAGAGAACAGTTGCAACAATTAGATAATGCCAATATAAAGGCTATAGGCCATGCTGAAAAAGATATCTCATAGCGACATATCATTATATGTTATGCCTCTTTTTAATAGTTATATTAAAAAATGTGAAGTATGTAATGAGAAATTAAATAATCATAAGAAAATGATTGTTTTTGATGATAGGTCTTTGCCTATGGGATTTAGTTGTAAGTATTGTAATTCTGTATATTATGAAAATGATGAACTGGTTAATATTGGAAATCCAGATAAAGTAGATTTATATGGGGAAGCCTGATTTTAATAATTTTTTTGAATCTTATTTAGATATTGACTATTGGGCAGAAGAACTAGAGGAAAAAGAATATGCACTACAAAGCCGTAGGGAAAAGCGTATACTTCAAAAAAAACAGAAAAGACAAATGGGAACTCAAAGTAAAGACTATAAGTTCAATACACGCGCTAACAATGGTAAAAAGATTACAAATGGAACAAAATGAATGGAAGAAATAAAAGATTTTAATATAGTTCCACCTCCATCTGAATCTAAAATAAATGATGAGATACTTCATAAGTCATTAAACGATTTAATATATTTTGGAAGAGCCTTTCTTCCTAAAGACTTTTTAAATAAAAGTGCATCTCCACCATTTCACTATACTGTAGCAGATAAACTCCTATCTACAGCACCAGCAGCACGTATTTGCAATATACTTCCTCGTGGATTTGGCAAGTCTATTCTTTCTAAAGCCGCTATTGTACATAAGATGTTGTTCTCTC